CCGGACAGCCCGCGGCCGTCCAATTCACTCCATCCAAGTCTCATGGTAAACCCCTCTCGAAAAAATTGGTTCATGTTTGTGTCAAGCCGCATTCACTCCAAGCTCAGACCCAGGCTCAGGCCGATTCGGCCACGTTCGCCGTACTGTAGCCGCGGAAGTTTCGGCGGCGGTCGAAGCACACAATCTGTCCGGAGTCGTCCATGCAGCGGACGCGAACCAGACTCATTTCCGGATGCTGGAACGGCTTGCGCTTCCGCATGTTCCGGCCGGACTGGTAGTACCACTTGAACGTGGCCCAGTTGACGCCCAACACCGGCCCATCCGTCCGGGCGTTGATCGACGCCGAATTCGTCCAGGCCGGAACCCAGGTGAACGGCACGTTGCGCACGGTCACATGGTCAAGCCACGTGCCCACGTCGCCCTTGATGTTGTCGTTGCCGGTGCGAAGCATATCGCGAAGCAACTCGATCCGGCTGTACGTGGTCAGGACTTCCCAGTTGAACCGGCTTTGCGGAACGATGTCGTTCGTGGCAACCGGAGGTTTGAAGTCGCACAGGTCCATCGCACGGATGATCGGCTTTACGAAATGATCGTGATCGACCACCGCATAGCTGAAAGTGCGGTTCTTCCATGCGGGGTAATCCGTGCAGGAAACGCCACCGACGCCCACGGAATCCCAGCCGGTCGGCTCCATGCCGTTGAACCCCTCGGTCGCATTGGCCGTGATCCAGTGCAGAAGCGACGCGGGCGGCATGGGCCGTTGCGTCGGGCCGGTCGGCCCAGCGCCGAACATGAGGTTTTCCATCCCGGCGAAGAAGGACTTCATCAGCCCCTTCTCTCGCAACGTAATGTAGTTGACGATCTCCGGCAGGCCGCGCTTGAACACGTCCTCGTCAAGGTCGTAATGGTAGTTGCTGGTCGTCATCGACCAGGGCATATGCCCCTCGGTCAGGACGTCCTTCCTGTCCGAACTGTCCCGGTGGTACAGTTCGACCACCTGGAAGTTGTCGGCGTAGTCCGTCTCCAACTTCCACTTGCATTGCTCACCGCCCATCTCCGCCTTCTCGGCCTTGTCGAAAAGCCGGCTTGCGAAGTAGTATTCCTGGAGAGGCATCGAAATGTCTTGCCACTCCCCCATGATGTAATTGTCCTGAATCGCCTCGGTGAGGCTTTCCAGTTGACCCAACGCTACGGACATGGTTTGTCACTCCCTTATCGTTACAACTCGCCCTGAGCCTCTTGAAGCTGCTTGTACGCCCGCTGAATGTCGGGGTGCCGATGCAAGGGGCCCTCGAACTTGCCGTTCACGGGCCGCTCGACACCGATCCCCATACGTAGGCTCGACTGCTTCGTGATTCTCTGGGTGAGCTTCTTTTGCTCTTGTTTGGAAATGTGATCCGCGAACGCCATTCGGAGCACGCGGGCCACCGACGCCTTATCCATCCGACCCTCACGGCCGAGGGCCTTTAGACCGGTCAGGTAAACGTGATGTTCGTCGAACAGCTTGCGACGGGCTTCCAGTTGCTTTTCGGATTCCTTGCCGGACTCGCCGAACAGATCGGCGTGCCCCAAGGCATCCACAATCGAATCGAACTGCGTTTCGATCGCAGCCCTCTCCCGTTGCTGATCGCGGGCCTCCAGGGCGGAAACCCGGCTTTCGTAGTGATCCCGCAGCCCGGTCAGGGCGCTGTTGATCAGCTTGCTCAAGTCCTCGTCGAACTCCGACAGGTCCAAGGCAATCTCGAAAGGCTTGTTGTCGCCCGCGTCCCGCGTCTCATTCTTGACGAACTTGCCGTCCTGGCCACGCTCCTTGCCTCGCTGGTCCTCGCCTTTGGCTTGCCCCGCATCGTCCTGGGTGCCGGTCTCGCGGCCGGCCTTCAGGGCAGCGCGGTCCATCAGACTTAACGCGCGGTCCAACTCATCGCGGCTGGCAAACTCCGACAAATCCTCGTCGGAAAGCCACCGCGGCAACTCGGCGCGAAGTTCGTCGGTCAACCACTCGCTGGCTGAGTCTTCCTTCTTGCCGCCCTTCTTCGCCGAGTCTTCGCTGCCCGCCCGTTTTTGGCCGGCAGCGGCGTTGTCATCGCCGGCGGAAGTATCGTCATCGCCGGCGGTTGGTTTCTTTGATGGGTCGACGGACCCCGCCGTCAACTCGCGACGTTCCTCCATGAACTCCTTGACCATCGCGGTCATGTCGTCCGGGGTTGCGTCGTTCAGTTTCGCTTCCAATCCGGTTTCCAGTCCAACGGACATCGTAAATCCCTCCAAAGTTCGGTGTGGTGTGAGTGGGGTTCAACCGTCCGAGTAGCCCCCGTCGTCGTCGTGCTGCTTCTGCGATCGGAGCCACTTGGCCCTGTCCCTGCGAGAAGTAATCTCGCACGTGCCGTCCGGACCCCATTTGATCCCGGTCAGACCTTGACGACGGGCCTCTGCGTTGTACTCTTCGACTTGGGTCCGGTGGCAAGACATTGCAAGCGATTGCAGCGGCTTGGCACCAGCGTAGGCCGCGACACCCATCGCGACGCCATCGCCTCCGCATCGACGCTTTAGGAACTGCTTCCGCGAAACCTCGCGGCCGTTTAACCTCAGCTTGTGCCCGTGCCGATTCCGCCTCTGCCTGCCCATGCTCGTTAGCCCCTTCCAAGTGATGCCATTTGCTGCCCGTTGACCTGCGGCGATCCACCGCCGGCCGCACCGGCCAAGATTTGCTGCATGATCGACGCCCGGCTCTCGGGCGTGCCGCCGGTCGGTACGTTGCGGCGAATCGTCTCCCGGCTCGTAACCGGAGACTGACGCACCGTGTTTTCGTCGCCGCCCAGCTTGTCGGCCATGACGGCAAACGTGATGATCCGCTTCAACTCCGGCCGGTCGAGAAGGTCCGCAATCTGATCCAGCAATTCCTGCGCGTCGAGCGTGGCGCCGGAAGCCTGGAACATCGGCCATAGCGGCGCAATCCGGTCGATCGTGGAAAACAACTCATTGAGCAGTTGCGACGGCGGCTTATAGACGGTCGAGTACGGGACAACCTTCAGACCGTACTCTTCCAAATCGCCTACTCGCTTGTCGCGACGCCAAGAACTGTCCACGTAGATATCGGAACCCGGAACCTTGATGGAAGCCGGAATCTCCAGGTTCTGGTCGTTCCACATCAGGTAACCGAGATCGGTAATCACCTCGCCGGCAAACGTGATGACCGCCAAGTGCATATCCGCTTCGATCCGCGACACGTTCTGCTGGATAATCTCTTCCTGCCCCAGCGTCGCCGCCTGCTGGCCGAGGCCGCCCATTGCCCGAATGTTGCCTGCAAGCGAGTTGAACTGCTCGCCCACCACCATCTGAAATCCCTGTAGGCCCGGGTCGACGCCGCCCATCCTGACCTGATTGATATCCCGGGGATTCCGCACCTTGATCCAATCGCCGTCCTTGGCGTCCCGCATGGCCTTTGCGTCTTCTTCGCCGCCGGGGGCGTAGGCGTTGATCGTGCGCTGATTGTCCGCCTGCTTTTCCATCTTCCGGTAGTTGCGGTTGGCAAGATCGTGTAGCCCCTTCAGATTCGACGCCGGCGAAATGGGCACCAAGTTGTCCGGAACGATGCCGAGGCCGAGGAACTTGTAGGGGCCGGCTTGACTGCCGGTCCAGTCTCGCTCGATCAGCGGCGGGGCGTCCACGTTCAGGGCGAAGGTCGCAATGGACTTGTTCTCCGCGACCCACACATCCATCAGCCAGAGCATCGGCTTCAGTTCGTCGTCATCGACGGCGCCGCCGGTGGCAATTTCCTGGGCGAAGTCCGCGTCGTCGATCTGGTTTTTGGACGTCGGCGAAAGCAGCTTCTTCGCAGCCCGGTTGTAGACCGGCTCGTCCATGACCTTTTCGAAGTCCGCTCGGTACAGGTGGCCGCAGTACCGCATCTTCGAAATCTCACGCGCGGCCATATCGAGGATCAGGTGATCCCGGGGAACGCGATTGAACCACGGTTCGCCCGGATCGAGCCAAACGTCCTCTTCGCTCTCCAGCAGCCCGTGAAACCGCGTGTCGGTATCCCGCATTTGCACGACGCCGCAACCGATCGAGAAGAACGCATCGAGTACGATCGCACGAAACGTCGCGTCAAGCTGCATATCCGAGATCAGCTTGTTCAGACCCACTTGAAATCGCTGGGCGAAAGGCCAGTGCGTGGGATTCTCGGTAGTGACCTTCACTCGCGGATTATTGGCCGCCAGGGCGACCGTGTAGATTCGGGCCGTCTGGTTCAGCAGGTTGACCAGCGTCTTGTACGGAGCGCCGTGGGGCTTCTCCTGATACCAGGAACCGACGTAATCACGGATCAGCACCTTGGCAGTCCGGCAGAACGGGCGCCACGCCTCGCGAGAAGTCTTGATCGCCTTCATCAGGCGGCCGCGGACCAACTTATCGTCCAGGTTGAGCATGACGCCGCCTCGGGTGTAATTGGGCCGGCCAAGAAAACGAAAAAACCCAAGCACGTAAGCACCCGTGCTTGGGTTCGTTTTCTTGGCCCGCTGTCCCCAACCGCTGGCCGGCGGTCAGGGGGCGTTGCCCGTTGGATTGTCAAAACAGACTGAGCGCCGCGTATTCATCGGCAGGGTCGAACCCTACGCCGTAGGCCGCGAGCACGTCTTGCGACTGCGTTGCGACCACTTGGGTATAAACCCCGCGGACACTCAGCCAAGCGGTCCACCCCGGAGTCGAACCGGGCCACACTGGTAAACAACCAGCCTTGCCCCACGGCGAAGACCATTGCCCCGGCTACGCTGCAGCGCGCCGAGGCTTACCATCGCATCGAATTCTTGACCTTCAAAAGTGGTGGGGGCTGGATTCGAACCAGCGTCCTCGGGATTATGAGTCCCGCGAGGTACCAGACTCCTCTACCCCACGTCAAACTACTTGCCAACGTCGATGCCAACCCGCTTCACCGCGGCGGCCGCGATTTTCCATGCCTCGTCGGCGATTCGCTCCGGCAGTGCGTCTCGATCGTTGAACGAATCGCACGCGTCGATCTGCCGGCTTGCCACGACGGGGATCAAATCCAGGTAGCACTTCATCATGATCTGATGGGCGACCGCCTGTTTTTGGGCATGCTGTTGACCGATCAGGGGAACTTGCGGTGCCGGCATCAGAAATCACTCCTCAAAACGTCTTCGATCGTAGCTTGTGGCTCGTCGTCGCTCCAGCGATGGCGAGCGGCCCGATCTTGCTGTTCACGCCACCCAAATGACCCATATTCGGGATTATCAGAAGCCACCCCACCTTTGTCAAGCCCACTCAAAGGGCGATCCTTGCACAATAACCGGGCAACTCCACCCGCAATGCACCGGTCGCCATGGGCTTTTTCGCCCTGGCCGGCCGATTTTGATGGTCGGTGGATGATCTTGCCGTTTTCCCACTCGTATTCCCCGCATTCCCGAATCAAATCCTCCGAACGGGGGGTGAAGCTATCATCCTCAAACCCGGTGCCCAAGTCCTCGAACAACTCGCCCTTATCGTTGTCCGATCCGTTATGCCACCCCAATTTGCGGGTTTTCGCCCGGCTTCCGATCTCGTCGACGTCCCGGTAGTACACGTTCTGGTAGTCACACTCTTCAACGACGGTCTTACCGAACTGGGTCCCCGTGGGACCCGAAGACTCCCAGCCCAGGTAGGCGTTGTTGAGGTACTTCGACAGGCCCACGGCCAGCTTGGCGAACTTCGTTGCCTGCCATCCCTTGGCCGCCCATTCCAAGACCTGTTC